ATCATGGCTTTCTCCGATGGGTTTGAGCAAAAGTCGCCCATGACTACGTTTAAGCACATTAAAAATTTAACCAAAAGAAAACTACTCAAGCTTGAGCCATCCCCAACCGACGGACGTGTGAAGTTGTTGAAGGAAGGTGTTAAGTTCAAAGAGTTAGTCAAGTATTTAGGAGAAGCGTAATGAACAAAGATGTGATGAATCAAGGAGTACAAATTCTGCTTGATCGCATGGATACCAACCCCGAGGAGTTTGATGACTATACGGGTAAATGGGGCGACATTATAGGTGCGGTACACGCTCGTAAAAGTATTCCCGAAGAGAACTCAAAGGATGCGCCGTTACCATTCCTAACTACCCCCGAGGTCAATGCGCTATACGAGAAGTTGGAAGACGTGCGTAGAGAAAACTTTACGGCTGACGTATTGCGTCGCCTTGCGGATGACTCAGTAAAACAACAAGAACTATGGGAAACAAGCTATTCAACAAGCAACTCATCTTATGTTGGCGGATCACTAACAACAACCCTTCCACAACCCATAGGACATCTAACAGAGCGAGAAAAACGATATGTTATTGATAATGTGGAAGCGTACAAAAAAGCAAAAGTACAGGAAATTAAGAAAAATAAGGCTATCCCTAGATGATTATTACCCTAGACTTTGAGACCTACTACGACAAAGCGTTTAGCTTAACTAAGCTGACGACCGAGGAGTACATTCGTGACGACCGATTCGAAGTGATTGGTGTTGCCGTTGCGGTAGATAACGAACAACCTGAATGGTTTAGTGGGACCCAAGCTGATACTCGTGCTTTCCTAAAGAAGTTTGATTGGGACAACGCTTTGGCTTTGGCACACAACATGCAGTTCGATGGGGCAATTCTGAATTGGCACTTTGGTATTAAACCAAAAGGCTATCTTGATACCTTGTGTATGGCTCGTGCTATCCATGGAGTAGATGCGGGTGGCAGTCTCAAGGTTTTGGCTGAACGCTATCAAGTTGGGGCAAAGGGAGATGAGGTCATTCGTGCCGAGGGTAAACGGCGCACAGACTTCTACGATGTAGACCTAGACCTGTATGGCAAGTACTGTATCAACGACGTGGCAATAACCTACGATATTTTTAAGATACTAGCAAAAACTTTCCCAACAAAGGAGTTGAAGGTTATAGATACAACGCTAAAGATGTTTATACAACCGTCGTTAGTCTTAGATAAGACTATGTTGGAAGAACACTTGGAGAACGTCAAGAACCTCAAGGCTAAACTGCTTGATTCCGCACAGGCTGACATTGACGACCTGATGAGTAGTGATCGGTTTGCTGAGTTACTAAAGGCTTTGGGTGTCGTGCCTCCTACCAAGATTAGTGCTAGGACAGGTAAGGAAGCATGGGCATTTGCCAAGACCGACGAGGAGTTCAAGGCTTTGTTAGAGCATACTGATCCACGTGTACAGGCTCTGGTGTCCGCAAGGCTAGGTAACAAAACAACTTTGGAGGAGACGAGAACGCAGAGGTTTATCGACATCTCTACCCGTGGCTTGTTGCCCGTGCCTATTAAATACTATGCGGCGCATACTGGTCGGTGGGGTGGCGATGACAAGATTAACTTGCAGAACCTACCCAGTCGGGGTAACAACGCAGGCAAGCTAAAGAAGTCTATACGTGCGCCTGATGGGTACATGATGATTGACTGCGACTCGTCACAGATTGAGGCTCGCACCGTTGCTTGGTTATCGGGGCAGAGTGATTTAGTAGACGCTTTTGATAAGGGTGAAGATGTATACAAGATCATGGCATCGGCTATATATGGCAAGGATGTGGAAAAAATATCGAAGGACGAACGCTTCGTCGGCAAGACGACAATTCTCGGCGCTGGTTATGGCATGGGGGCGCAGAAATTCCAAGTCCAACTCAAGACTTTCGGTGTGGAAATTGAAGCAGATGAAGCAAACCGTATTATCCAAGTCTACCGAAAAACTTATGACAAAATACCTGAACTGTGGAAGCAAGCACAAAAGTGTGTCGAAGCAATAGTCGACAAGAAAGCTTCAACATTTGGTGCGGTCGATGCAGTTAAGTTTGATCCGATTGAGGGTGGGTTTCTATTGCCAAGTGGTCTATGGCAAAGGTATGATGGTCTTGAAAGGGTATATGATACTGAGGGTAAAGTGCAGTATCAATACAAAACCCGCAAGGGTGCAGTTAAAATTTATGGTGGCAAGGTTGTAGAGAACTTATGCCAAGCAGTTGCAAGATGCGTTATTGCAGAGCAGATGCTACTTATCGGTAAACGATACAAGGTAGTGTTGACGGTGCATGATGCGGTAGCTTGTCTCGCACCAAAAGAAGAAGTCCTAGAGGCTCAACAGTATGTGGAAGAGTGCATGAAAACTAGACCTGCATGGGCGCAGACACTTCCGCTTAGTTGTGAATCGGGTGTAGGTAAATCATATGGAGAGTGCTAAATGAATGATGAAGACTTAAGGGATTGCTTTGCGATGTTTATAGTCAACGGGCTAATAAGTAGGGCTAGTGTGTTTGATATGAAGGAAGTATGGGAAATGGCAGATGTCATGCTCGAAGCCCGTAACAAAGAACCCGAAGAAGGTATTGTCAAAATTAAGCGAACAAGAAAGACGTAAGTGGCTAGTAAATTAAATGTGATTGAGGTGCTTGACGAAGCATTACGCTTACTACCTAAAACTAAATACTACATACCAAAATTTGAGGAACACAAGTTTGAATACGTACCTGATTTACGACGAGAACCAAGAGCTAATGCGAAAGGTCTTCAGACTAGAAGAAGCAAACCAAATCGTAAACGGGAGAGTTGGGTGGACGTACAAACTTTTACGTTGCAAAAAGAAACCGATTGATTTAACTGTATTTGAAGAAGCACTTTTTTAGGAGCATTAAATGTTAGAAAACGTAGAAGCAATCGAACCAAAGAAACCCGCTAAGTTATTTATAGCTACACCGATGTACGGTGGACTATGTGTAGGCGGTTACACCATGGGTATTCTTAACTGTGTGCAGACGTTTCAACCACGCAATATCCAAATGTATTACTCGTACATGATGAATGAGTCTTTGATTACCCGTGCCCGTAACGGTATGGCTTATGACTTTATGCAATCAGACGCTACGCACCTGATGTTTATTGATGCGGACATTAGCTTTGACCCAAAAGACATTGTGCGCATGATTGATGCTGACAAAGATATTATCTGCGGACTGTACCCAAAGAAAGAGATCAACTGGCAGTTAGTACATAATGCGGTGCAAAAAGGTGTGGACTATAAAGACTTGGGCAATTACACAGGCTCGTTTGTGGTTAACTTAGTAGGTGGTGTGACAGAGTCCACAGGCAACATCAATGAGCCAATGGAGATTGACAACGGCGGTACAGGGTTCATGCTAATTAAGCGTAACGTGTTTGAAACATTAAAGCCAACTGTACCAACGTATACCAATGACATGATTCTCATTGTTGATAAGAACCCACAGAAAAAGATTATTCACGAATACTTTGATACCAGCATTGATGAAGATACAAACCGACTGTTATCCGAGGACTACCACTTCTGCAAGATTGCTCGTAAGGCAGGCTTCAAAGTATATGCCGCACCTTGGGCAAACCTAACCCATAGCGGAACCTATAACTTTAGCGGTACTTTGCCAAGGGGTTAAGATGACATTCCTTGTAGCCAATATACCCCCCGTTAAATGCTTTGTGCGTAAAGAGTACCTTTACAACCATGAGAAGGGGCATGGAGAATTAGAGCCATGCGTATGGATGACTGCCAAAGCAATCAAGGGGCAAGCGTTTCGTATTGAATCCATGCTGACTAACTATGGTGCGTTGTATGACAAGCTACCCATTAGTGCATACGTATGGAAAGAAGTAACCGAGCCGTTGCCGTTAGATCATTTACAGATATGGGACTGTCTGTCTTACGATATGGCAGTGATTGAGAAGTCTAACCTGCGTGGGCTAAAGATTAAATACTTTGGTAAGGATAAGCAGTTTCACTTTGGTAATTACTTATTCACCATTGACTTTGCCGATCCTGACAGTAATCGCTTGGATACAACCTTTAGTGAGGGGGTCGAGGAACATAAGTCGTACAACTTTATCAAGTTAGACAATGGACAGTTTGCCTGCCAACCGAACAACCGTTGTCTTTGGTATGACGTATCCCTTGTGCCTGCCGTGCTTAAAACACCTGATTTCCGCATTCCTACCGAGGTACATAGCGTAGAAAACCATGCCAAGTGGAGCGCCAAGGACGAATGGTTTTACAATTTTGAGGAGATTAAAAGATGATACCAAACTGTGAACTAGTTAAAGTAGACGGTACACAGTTTCTTGTATTCAAGGGGCAAGATTTAATATCGAATCACTTGAAGAAAGAACTGTACGAGAACGACATCCACCAGCTTGCGTTAAAGATACTAATGGATAAGCCTGATGGATTAGTGCTGGATATCGGTGCAAACCTAGGTACATTCTGTGTACCCCTTGCACGAAAGATTCCTAAGCTAAAGTTTCATGCGTTTGAACCACAACGGATAGTAAGCTACCAGCTATGTGCCAACGTAGTTATCAACAGCCTAGAGAATGTGTATGTATATGAACTAGCGTTGTCTAACGAAAATGCGTCGATTGATCTTGCAATGCCTGACTATACAGCGGAAACAAACATCGGTGCATTTAGTATTGACAAAGAAGTTCGTGAGAATGAGTACGAGTGCAGTACTGTAAACACAACTGATCGGATTGATGTAGCCCCGTTAGACTTTCTTACCCTTGACAACATTAAGTTAATTAAGGTTGATGTAGAAGGGCATGAACTTGAGGTAATTAAAGGTGGTATTGAAACAATCAAGGCAAGTAACTACCCGCCCATTATCTTTGAAGCGTGGACATGGAAGCCGTGGTTTCAGGAGAAGCGCACCGCTTTGTTTGAATACCTGAAAGGTCATGGTTATGAAATCACAGAGCTAGGGCAGAACAACTTAGCTACACACGAAAGTCATAAGTGATTGAATATACTTGGTCTTACTCAAGCCTAGACTTGTTTAAGCAATGCCCCCATAAATACTACCGCTTGCGGGTAGCTAAAAACATTAAAGAACCTGAGTCTGAGGCTATGATTTACGGCAAGGAAGTCCACAAAGCTGCGGAAGACTTTATTAGGGATGGTATCCCCGTGCCTGAGAAGTATGCATTTATGCGTGAGCTACTTGAGCCAGTCCGTAAGATCACAGGACAACATCTTTGTGAGCATCGCTTAGGATTGACCAGGGCCCTGGAGCCTTGTGAGTTCTTTGGTAAAGATGTTTGGTGGCGTGGCATCCCCGACTTTTTAGCTGTGGATGGAGATAAAGCTACCCTGCTCGATTACAAGACGGGCAAGAGTTCCAAGTATGCGGATACCAAACAACTAGACTTGCTTGCCCTAGCCATATTTAAGCACTTCCCCGAGGTCGAAACCATCAAGGCGGGTCTGCTATTCGTGGTGGCAAATGACTTTATTAAGACCAAATATGAGCGTGCCGAGCATGAGAAAACATGGGTGCAATGGCTAGAAGATACGCACCGACTTGAGAAATCCTATGAGGTAAACGTTTGGAACCCCAAGCCTAACTTCAGTTGCAAGGCATGGTGCGTGGTTAAAGACTGCATCCACAATGGGAAAGGAAGTTACCGATGAGCCTTGATATTCGATACAGCGACTCGTTAAAAGAAGGTGAGGGGCATTATCATGATTTTAGGTATACCAGTGAGCAAGAACTTACTAAAGATAGCGAGACTACATTTACTGTAGAAAACGAGTGCGGTAACGAAATAGTGGTGGAATTTAAACACGAAGACCAAAGCTATCAATTAACAACTAATCAAGTAAAAATAACAATGCGTGGTGGGGTGGAGAACCGTGATTTTTTAAGAGCATTGCAAACCATTCTCGAAGCTGAGAAAATAAGTGAATTACTAGGGAGGTAATCGTGCCTTACAAAAACAAAGAAGATCGTAACTACAAGCGTGAGTACGAGACTTATCAGGGGAAACCCGAACAGATTAAGAATCGTGCGTTGCGCAATAAAGCTCGTGCAACTTTAGCCAAAGATGGCAAGGTAACTAAGGGCGATGGCATGGATGTGTCCCATAAAAAGGCACTAGATAAAGGCGGTAGTAATAAAGATGGGTTGAAAGTGCAAACCGACAACGCAAATCGCTCATTTAAACGGGATACAAAAAAGAATTTAGTTTCAGAAGTAAGTAAGCGGGAACGCAAAAAAGCTTGACAAAGTTTTAAGTAGTACTAGAATTAAAACGTGGATCAAAACTTCGGTTTTGGTCTACACCCTATTGGAAAGAGTAGAGTGCAAATAATAGATAACAAGGCTCTCCTGCTAAGGATTAAAGAGCCGCAACGCATTACAACAGTAATTCCTAAATCGAAAATACTAGATTCGGGGGAAGTGCTTGTCAAGTGGGGGCTGGAAGAAGCCCAAGTATTAAAGAACTTACACATCAAGAATGTGCCATCTCCCATTGAGGCGCACTACGACTGGCCTGGGCTATACAAACCGTTCGACCATCAAAAAACAACTGCATCGTTCTTAACCTTACATCGTCGGGCTTTCTGTTTTAACGAACAAGGCACAGGTAAGACGTCGTCTGTGATTTGGGCTGCCGACTATTTGATGAACCTCGGTGTTATTAAGAGAGTCTTGGTGTTATGTCCGCTATCTATTATGCAGTCGGCTTGGGAAAATGACCTCTTTAAGTTTGCCATGCATCGCAGTTGCGCCATAGCCCACAGCTACTCGAAAGAAAAAAGAATTGAAGCTGCCAACAGTTCGGCTGAGTTTGTGATTTGTAACTATGACGGGCTAGAAATTATTAAGGACTGCGTAAAGAACTTTGACCTAATTGTGATTGACGAGGCAAATGCCTACAAAAACGTATCTACCAAACGTTGGAAGACACTTAACACTTCTCTACGCCCTACCATGTGGGTATGGATGCTGACAGGAACCCCCGCTTCTCAGTCGCCTACTGATGCGTACGGACTAGCCAAGATTATCAATCCGTCAGGGGTACCCAAGTTCTTTGGTGCTTTTAGGGACATGGTAATGCAACGCATTACAACATTTAAGTGGATACCCAAAATTAGTTCTGAGAATACTGTGCATGAGGTGCTACAACCAGCAATCCGTTTTACCAAGGAAGAGTGCCTTGACTTGCCTGACATGACCTACGTAACTCGTGAAGTACCGCTTACAACACAACAGCTAAAGTATTACGAGAGCTTACGTAAAAACATGTTGACCATAGCGGCAGGGGAAGAAATCTCGACAGTAAATGCGGCGGCTAATTTAAACAAGCTTCTTCAGTTATCTTGCGGTGCAGTATATTCGGATAGTGGGGAGATCGTAGCGTTTGATGCCAAATCTAGAATGACCGCGTTGCTTGAGGTTATTGAGGAAGCAAGCCACAAAGTTATTGTGTTCGCACCATTTAGACATGCCATCGACATCATCGCAGAAGAATTAAAAAATAACGGCATTACTTCGGAGACCATACACGGCGGGGTAACTGCGACTAAACGTACCGAGATATTTGCTAGGTTCCAAACAGAGGACACCCCGCAAGTCCTTGTAATACAACCGCAAGCGGCTGCTCATGGAGTTACATTACATGCGGCAAACGTTGTTGTCTGGTGGGGTCCAATTACATCCATAGAAACATATTTGCAGGCGAACGCACGTGTCCACCGGGCCGGGCAGCGTAACCCTTGCACCGTAGTTCACATTCAGGGTTCACCCGTAGAGAGAAGAATCTACAAGATGTTGTCAGAGAAGGTTGATATTCATGCACGACTAATCGACCTGTATAAAAATATTGTGCAAGGTACTTGACAAAGTACAGATTAGTATTAATATAGTAGTTATAAATATAAAGGAGTGCTTAATGAGTGAAGTAAATGCCGAGAGGCTGGCTAAGATTTACACAAAAATCCGTGCTAAACGTCTTGAGTTAGAAAAAGAAGTAAGCGAACTGCAAGAACAACAAGACCTAGTTGCTAGGGAAATACTAGAGTTGTGCAAAGAACAAGGTGTACAAACCATGCGTACGGAATACGGTACGATTTCAATGCGCACAACAAAAAGATATTGGACTAACGATTGGCAGTCCATGTACAACTTCATCAGAGAACATGATGCATTTGCGTTGCTACATCAACGTATCAACACTACAAACATGAATCAGTTCTTAGAAGAAAACCCCGATCTACATCCGCCGGGGCTAAATGCGGATGCAACACAAACTATTGCAATTGTCAAAAGATAGGAGTAGTTATGAAAAGAGTGCTAGTAGGATTTTTAACTCTTGCTTTTGCCACTGCGGTCTATGCTAACTGTCGCACACAAACCATCACAACTGCGGATGGTAGATTCGTTGTATGCACAGTATGTTGTGACCAATGGGGTAATTGCAACACAACTTGTTTTTAATTTTAGAGGAGCGACAAATGAGTAATGAATTATCTGTATTAGGTTCGGGTCTACCTAGTTATTTGAAAGAAACCCAGTTAGACGATACAACCAAAGCCCTAATGGGTGGCGGTGGTACAAGTGGTATGAAGCGTATTTCCATCAAAGGCGGTGTATGGCGCATGATGGTTAGCGGCAAAGAAGTAGCAAAGAACGAAGACCGTGCGATGAACGTAGTTATCGTAGCCGCTTCACCAAAAGTATCTCGTACGTTTTATGCTAAGACATATGTAGAAGGCGAAGTAACTGCACCTGACTGCTGGTCTTCTGATGGCGAAGTGCCTAGTCCAAAGTCGGAGAACCCACAATCCAAGCGTTGCGTGGACTGCCCACAAAATGCCAAGGGTTCAGGTCAAGGCGATAGCCGTGCTTGCCGTTATAGCCAACGTTTGGCAGTTGTATTAGCCAACGATGTTGGTGGTGAGATTCTTCAGTTAACCTTGCCAGCGTCATCTATCTTCGGTGCAGGCGAGCCAGGCAAATGGCCTTTGCAAACTTATGCCAAGATGATTGGTAGTAAGGGTGTGCCCATCACTGCGGTTGTAACTGAGATGCGTTTTGATACTGATAGCGCAACACCTAAGTTGGCTTTCAAACCAGTACGTGTATTGGATGCAGAAGAGCACGCTGTAGCAATTCAACAAGGACAGTCCGCTGCGGCTAAGTCGGCTATTACTATGACGGTTGCAGAGGTAGATAATGCTAAGCCACCTGCTAAGTTAGAAGCTAAAGCAGAAGCAAAGGTAGAGTCGGTAACTGTGGAAGTCGAGGCAGTTGAAGAACCTACTAAGCGTACGGCAAAGAAAGAAGAAGCCCCTGCTCCTAAGAAAGACATCTCAAAGCTGCTGACCGAATGGGATGACGCATAATGCCAAAGGGATATTCGCTTCTGATGGCGGATGAGATCAAATCTGCCGACTCCCAGCTATTGGGAGTTCAACTAGGTAGGGTTTGTATTAATAAGGATATACCCGTATCTGACGTAGCGAGTTTCTTTGGAGTAAGCCGAATGACTGTATATTCTTGGTTTCGAGGTAAATCTATAGTCTCCGGCAAACACGCTGAGAAGATGAAAAAACTAGTTGATAAATTAAAATAAGCTTATGAGGGGGGCTAGGTTAGCTACCGAAAAGGGTGTATGCCGTCACACCCCTGCCCATTCCTTTTTATAACAACGACGGCTCATATAGGACGGCTATGCTTTCGAGGACAGAGTTTCTTTCTTTAGTACTACCACCCCTACAAGAAGGGGAGAATTACTGCGTATGGGGCAACGATTCCCTAGGCAATATAAGACAGAAGTTTGTTAGTAGCATTGAAGAAATCAGTGCTAGAGCGGACAAGCTACTAGAGGATAACTACAACGCATTCTTTGCGCTGGCTAAATTCGGTTCTGCCGATCAAGGGCGGTATGCAACCAATGCGCTAGAACTAAAATCTTTCTTTATTGATTTGGATTGTGGAGAAGACAAACCATATGCAACGCTAGACGACGGGCTAGTGGCATTACGGCAGTTCTGCAAGACCACAGGTTTACCCAAACCTACAATCATTCAGTCTGGACGTGGGGCACACGTGTACTGGGTTCTAGACAAAGCCATTACTAGGCAGGAATGGAAGCCCTTTGCTGAGCGACTCAAGGCTTTATCAGTAGAGAACCAGTTCCATATTGACCCCGCTGTACCAGCTGATGCTGCTCGAATTTTACGGATTCCTGAAACGATGCATTTGAAGGACATACTGAATCCTTTACCAGTGCAAATTTTGTACGTAGCACCAGTCTTATCACTTAGTGCTATAGAAGGAATCTTAAAACCAACGGACGACATTCTTAAAGCTATTGAGAAGTCTGAGTTTAAGCGCCCTATGGATGCAGTAACGATGGCACTGATTGGTAGCAGTCAGTCACGGTTTAAGACCATCATGGTCAAATCCATTGAAGGTACTGGGTGCAATCAACTGTTGCATATCTACGAGAACCAAACTACGATAGAGGAACCTCTTTGGCGAGCAGGGCTATCTATTGCCCATCAATGCGTGGACAGGGAAAAAGCAATTCATAACCTGTCTAAGAATCACCCCGAGTACAACGTAGAAGATACTGATAAGAAAGCCAATGAGACCAAGGGCCCGTACACCTGTGAAACATTCAAGAAGCTAAACCCCAGCGGGTGTGAGGGTTGCACCCATAAATTTACTTCACCAATTCAGCTTGGCAAAGAGATTGTCGAAGCCGAGGAAGAGCAACAGGTAATAGAGGTTGAGCCAATTACCAAGGAACTTAAGACCTACACTATCCCTAAGTACCCATACCCATTCTTTAGGGGCAAGTCAGGCGGTATCTTTGTGCATAAAAAGTCCAAGGAAGACGACGAAGAGTTTGATGATTTGATTTACCCATATGATTTTTATGTGGTTAAACGGATGGCTGACCCTGACCACGGCGAGACCATACTGCTTAGATTGCACCTGCCCAAAGACGGAGTGCGTGAGTTCATCATGCCTTTAACTGCGGTGCTGGCTAAAGAGAAATTCAGAGACACAGTTGCCTCGTACGGCGTGACTGTATTAGGTAAAAAACAGGATGAACTTATGTCATATGTAACCAAGTGGGTAGAGGAATTGCAGCTTACATCGGGGGCAGAACAAGCCCACAAGCAGTTCGGTTGGCTAGAAAACGAGAGCGGTATTATTGTTGGCGACAGAGAAATCCGTGCAACGGAAGTTGCATACAGCCCACCATCTGCACCGACACTGCCACTCGCGCCTCTGTTCCAGCCAAAAGGAGATTTTCATGTTTGGAAAGATGTTATCAATGCTTACTCGAGAGAGGGTATGGAAGCTAGGGCATTTGCTTTTTTCATGGGCTTCGGGTCTCTTCTTATGCGCTTTACTAATCTTGACGGTTTTCTCCTTAATCTACTTAGTAGGGAAAGCGGTAGTGGCAAAACCACCGTCTTACATGCGATCAACTCCATATATGGTCGCCCAAAAGAATTACTCATGTCCCCTAAAGATACCTACAACTCTAGGATGCAGCGACTCGGTACCATGCAAAGTTTGTGCGCCACGCTAGATGAGATAACCAATATGCCTCCTGAGCAAATGTCCAATCAGGTCTACGACGTAACGTCAGGCAGGGGCAAGAACCGTATGAAGTCGCAGGAAAATGCTGAGCGTCTGAACCATGCCAAGTGGTCTTTGGGTTTAGTAAGTTCGTCTAATAGGTCCGTAACTGATTCACTGCTATCTATAAAGAGCTTTCCAGAAGGCGAACTAATGCGTATCTTGGAGCCCCATGTAAAGCCTGACCCATACGATGACCCAACTTGGTCTAAGCAACACTTCGGACGATTAATGAGTAACTACGGGCACGCTATCGAGCCGTACGCTCAGGCATTAGTTGGTCAGTTGCCCATGGTTTTAGCAAAGATGGCAGAGATCCAAGTCAAGGTAGACGCCCACGCAGAGATTAGAAGTACCGAGCGGTATTGGTCTGCTATGGCAACAATTGCTATTACGGGGGGCACAGTAGCCAAGACCCTAGGTCTACATGACATCAAGATCCAGCCTGTATTTGACTACGGTATCAATCTAATTAAAGAGACGCGCCTACGCAATCGTGAGTATATGTTTGATAGCGATGACTATTTGGGTGGCTTCTTGCAACGTCACTTTAATGAGACCTTAGTTATTAACGGCAACCGTGATGGTCGTACTGGGCTGGAGCATGGTCCAATCCGTGAACCTAAAGGTGCTTTGACTATTCGCTATGAGCCTGACACCAAGATTATTTATATTGTTGTTAAGAGCTTTAGAGACGACTGCGTCAAGAACCAAGCTAACTTTGAGGAATCTTTAATCCCATACCGCAAGAGCGGGGCTTTATTGGGGACGAAGAAAAAGCGCATGACCGCAGGAACTGTGGCTAATACTCAAGCCGCCGTAAATGCCTTGTGGTTTGACACAACAAAACTAGAATTTTTTAATGAGAACGTGCTTCTAAATGCTGACAATTCTGAACCTTCCACTGCTGATTCAGTGGGAGAAGTTTAAACCCGGCACCTCTTTCTTTGTGCCCTGTATAGATCGACGTCTTACCCAGCGGTTTGTGGAGACAGAGGCTACTCGGCTTGGGATTAAGGTGCTTTGTAAACAGGTAGTGGAGAAGGGCAAGTATGGTTTACGAGTCTGGAGACTTGATGATATACTCTGACCCAAGCACTCTTCTCTTGTCTCCTCAGACATAAAGAAGTTTAGGCCCCTGCCAGTCAGGGGTCTTTTTTTCAGTCTTCGTCGTTAAAGAACTTCTCTTCGATTTCAGCTTTTCTGTTGCGGCTAAACGTTACACCGTTAATCATGTTCTTTTCCGCAGCTTGACGGGCTTTCTGAGACCTGTTTAAAGTATCTCCCGTGATCCTGTCTTTTGGACTTGTACGCCTAGAGTTAAAAGCTTCTATCTCTTCTCTGGTTTCCGTCATCAAATCAGAGTCACCCGCAGTCCGTGCCATGTCGTACTTGTTAAGTAGACGTTGTTTACGCTGGGCTACCTCTCGGTCATAGCCTTTTGCAGCAGATGTCTTTTCGTAGGTAGAAGACAGAGAGGCGGGGGAGAAGCCAATAATCTGCATGAGGCTGTTATACGCACCAATATCTTCTTCGATTGGATCGCCTTTCAGAGTCAAGGCGCCTTCAGACATATACCGCATACCCTTCATGCCGTTACGTACCCAGCTAGGTACTAGCGACTCAATGCCCCGTTCTACTTGTCCTTCGTTCATGGCTTTAATGCCACGCTCAGCGCCAATTAAGTAAGAGCCAGCAGGACCAAATGCGTTCTTCATGGCGGACAATACATAACCATGCTCAGCAATACCACGTGGATCATCACGGAAGATTAGATCTTGAGCCACTCCGGTACGGTTGGCTATCTCGAGATTGGTTAAGAAGTTTGTAGGACCCTTGTAAAGCAGCTCACCAAAGAAGTTACGCATCTCTTCATCAAAGTTAAATGGCTCGTCGTCATCACCAAACAGAGCATTAAGCATTTGGGCTACGGTTTCTGCAAAGCCAAAGAATGGTAATCCCTTAACTCCAGCAAAGGCACCAGCCATACCGTATATACCAAGTAACTGTCGTTGTGCAATGCGGCGAACTTCTTTGCTTTCTCCTTTATATGCCTGATGGAAAGCACGAGCCACAACAAATGCGCTGTTCCATACAAATGACTTAAAGGTAAAGAACACACGACCTACTGGAGACTGCATATATTTAGGCGCAGTTACCGCCATACCTGAAGTATTGATGTCTTTAACAGTAGTTACTGCATATTTAATTGCATCAGCCTCACTCATACCCTGTGCACGGGCTAAGTCAAAAGCAGCTACAGCAGTTACCCCACGGTTATAACGCTCAGTGGCGGAGAACGGAATAGATAAGGTATCGAGAATCTTAGCTTTTACGCCCAGGTAATCACCTGTTGTCATACGACGGGCTTCAAGAACTTCACGAGCCATGGTGTGCTCAAACTGAGCATGATCCATTAAAGATTGATACAAGGCTTTGTATTTAGGGTCCTTATCCAGTCCGTTGGCAACTACCTTACCTGCTGCAAGCATGGCGGAACTAGCTTTATCAAAGCCAAACTTAGCCCCTAAAATAGGCCAAGTGAACATTGGCAACGTGCTTAAGTTAATTAATGCGGACGATATGTTACCTGCAATGTACTCAAAATAGCTAAATGAGGTTAAGCCACTAACTACTTTGCCATAGGTAGGATTATGGAAGAAAGCGGACTGCTCATTAATTGTGTCGGATACAGCAGCTACATCACTTGTGCCAATAGCAGACGCTTCGTTTTTAACGCCAGTAATAGCACGGTCAATCTGAGGTGCATACTCGGAGTCAGCCAACTTACGAGACCACTTAATCATCGTGTCGCCATAGCCACGGACAATATCTCGCTCCATACCAAGTACGTCTTCGGCTTTCATAAATCGCTTGGATATTGACTCCGCAGGCATCAAGGCTAGGTAAGACTGATATACGCTATCAACCATTGCATCTGTAGCACCTTGCTGCTTTAGGTCTCGGATAATGCCGCCAATAAACGTAGTAGGTGGTACCTCACTAGCTACAAAGCGAGCCTCATGCAGGTTACGATATTTGCGAACTTTAGTATTTGTAGGCAGGTCTTTAGCGACAAAGTTATCACGCTCACGAGCCGATTGGAAAGCTTGTACAGTGCGTTCCCCAGACTTTGGATCTGCATACTCTAACCAATAGTCGCCACTACGCAAGAACGGAATGTAGGCAACTAGCTTTTTACGTGCCTCAAACTCAAGTCTAAGTTTATCCCGCATGCTTGGCGAAGCGTTGCGTAGCAACAAATCTTCGTAACGTTGTAAGGCGCCTTCATATGCCTGACGAATATCTTTGTATGTTGTTTGCAGGTCGGCAGGTAAGCCTGTATATACAGAACGCAGCCTGCGATACTCTGCCGCATTAGCAGCTGTAGGTTTAAAGTTAGGGTCAAGAGGATCTACCTGCGCAAGACGAGCATCAACTGCCATGTTGTTCATGCGTTCGGCAGCTTTAGGATCTGCTTTTACTGCGGCACTAAATCGTTTGTAGTTGTCATTAATCTTCTTGATCTCTTGTTCTTGCTGACCATTACGCTTCTCGAGAGCATCAATTAAGGTCTGGATAGAGGGCAGTTCTTTGCCGTAGATCGTATTAAGGTTATCCAGACGGAGCAGACCCATACCTGCTTTTAGTAAGCCGTAATCTTGAACGTTACTAAAGAAGTTTTTGGTTTGATCTACAGTACGACCTGCAAGAGCGGGCATGCTCTGACCAATCTGCCCAACTACACTTAATCCTTGTTTTACACTAGGTCCAACACCGTGATACATCTTGTCAGCAGCACTAGCTTCTACGTCGCCAGATAGGTCAATGATGTCGCTGATGGTGCGTAAACCCTTGTCATAAGCCGAGGTGCCCTTACGGAAGCCAAAGAACTCTGCAATAGCCTGCATCATGCGCTGGAACATATTGCCGCCACGGGGGGCTTTGATAGCCTTAAGGGTAGCTTGGAACTCTGGGTTGCTTATTAATTCAGCAGCAAACTCATGGATGTCCAATGCACCGTAGCTACTACCTAGCTGGTTATAAACACCTTCGTACAGCTTAGTTAGCTCTTTAGTAAGTGGGTGATTTGGGTTAAGTAGTATTTTAGATACGGCAGCATGGACTATTTCATGGATAGTCGTATTTTTGTTAAGGAAAGCTGGATCGTAGGTAATCGTATTTGTAGCAGGATCAAACTCAGCAAAGTCATAGATATTCATCTTGCCGGGTTTAGGTTGAATCTTGCCTACCCTGATGGCGGTCTTGAGACCCATCCCTTTTATCTTTTGCAGAATCTTTTTAACTTCTGGGTTCTTCTCAGCCTTAATCAATGCGTCTAAGGCGTTGCCAAGTTCGTTTCTTTGTATGGCTTTAGCAACGTTAGAATTAACAAAGTCTTCTGCCATCTGAGCAGCTAACGCTTCATCTTGTAATTCTTGAGCGTCTTCACGTTCTTGCTCAATCATTTGTTCTTGGGTGGCTTGGGCAGATGGGGGGCGTGCCTCTTGCTCAATAGCTAGTTCCGCCCTAGCTAGTCCATTTACACTTCTTGTGTATTCACCAATAGTGTTGCTATTTTGTTGTTCTGCTAGAAGCACTGCCTCAGGAGAAGACCTAGCTAGTGCATCACGAATAAGCTCTAACTGACGAAGGTTCTTTTCACGCTGCTTAGCGTCCGCAATCTGCTCAGTAACTTCTTTTAGACGTACATATTCTTGGGTGAGCGGGGCAATGCGCATTAACTTAAATGCATCGGTATCTTCTAGACCTTCTGTATTACCCATGTCAATACTAATAAAGTCCAGTACCCGTTTGTCAGTCTCAGCAATAAACTGATTCTCTTCGTCAATAGCAGGCTGTAGGCGCTCTTGAGCTTTCTTTAAATCGTTTTGTTGCTTTTTAGTTAATGCACCACCGACTGCTTCTTCTCCTCCAGCAACAGATACAGGAGCTGGTCCAGCAGTAACCAATCCTCCCCCGACAGGTCCTGCAATGGTCTCGGGAGTGCGTGCAAAGGTAGGTTGTTGCTGATCGCTTGGAAGGCTTGGCTGTACTGCTCCTCCGACAGGTCCGGCAGGTTCTGAAATAGGCTCACTTATTACCTCCTGTGTAAATTCTGGGCGGCTTAGATACTCTTCAACTTTCTCACGAATATTTGTGCTAAGGTTCTTTCGGTCAGCATAGGCTTCTAGCACCCGTTTTACTTCCGCTGCATCTGCAGGATTAGATATGTCTTTGCCTTCTAGCAACTTGTTTTTACGTATGAGTGCGGTAGGTCCAATACCCAAAGTTCCTAATACGCCATCGTCTATCTTTGTGGCAACTTCTTTTGGTGTAAGCTTAACTGGCTTACTTACTACCGATGGTTCCGCAACAGGTGTAATGGGTGCGGCAGGGGGTGCACCAAATAGATCAGGTTGTCCTTCTACCGCCATACCTGCTACAGGTGGGGCTTCTGTTAAGGTTAATTCGCCTTGTTTAGCTGCAAGAAACTTTTTAAGTTTTGCCTGAGACGCCTTTAATTCGGCAGCTTCTTTTTGCTGCAACTGACGTAACCTATTGGCTTCAGCTTTGTCGCCCTTAACTCTGGATGCTTCGGCAGTTTTAGTTGGTAAGCCTTGCTCGTCAAATAGCGACAACTGTTTACCTTTAAGTTCCTTCTGAGCTTCTTCTTTAGCTTTAGGCTCTATAAGGCGGCTAGTATATGCACCGAGTTCTAAACCCGGAAGCATGCCTTGTTTCTGTAAGGCGTTGTATTCGTCAATAGTTAAGTTGGCTTCTTCTACTTGACGAGCTAGTTCCCTGCGTTGTTCTTCGGCTAACTTGGCTTGCTGCTCTGCAAACTCTGCTCGCTTTTCTTGGACTCGTGTACCAACGCCACCTGCACCACCAAAGGCAGAACCAGCAACAGCGCCACGGACACTAGACTCCATGATGCGGTTCCAGTCCGCACTCTCAAATATTTGGGGGTTATTGCCTACAAAGTTCTCGGCATAGATACTGATTGCTTCTTGAGCGCCTTCCGTTAAACCTTCTGCACCCATACCTTTTAAGGTACCTGCTGTTATAGAACGGAGTAAGCCTTTGTCCATGCCTGATTTCTCAAGCACCTTCTCAACAATACCTGCTTTGACTGGACCCGTTAGGGACTTAGCTAATTGTGCGGGGAGAACAGAATCTAAGGCAGCAGAACCAGCACCAAACAATAGTGAGGCAGGCACATCCATCTGACCCGTTTCTTGGTAGATGTTTTGGAATATTTCAGGGGCATTCTGGGCGTAGGAACCTAGGAACACACCAGCGCCTTGACCTACTGCCTGACGGGTTGCGGCACCTTGCGCCATTCCTTGCGCTACAAACTCGGTTAATTCACGACCAGCCAAACCACGCTCGGCACCCTGAACCATAAGGCTCTTGCCCAATGAAGTTAATCCAGTACGTGCAGCGATAACACCAGCGCCAACACCAGGAATTATGGAGGTAGCAATATTGGGTATCTGCTCAATGATGGTCTCAAGAGCAAAGCCAGGAACGTCAGTAATACCCTTTACGTCTTTAAGTTCAGGATATTGAGGAGCGTAATACTTGGCTATCTCTTGCTCGGTCTCAGCAGCTTCGCCTAATTGTTTCTGTGCATACTCTTCAAATCCAAGGGCTTTTGCACCCATGGCAGGGATGATGTCCCCAAAAGTAGAACCTAAACGTTTAGTACCACGGGTAAGAGCTTTACTAGCCATCTCCCCAAAACCCATTTCAGCTTGAGGTAGCTCAAACTCATATTTCTTAGCAAGCCTGTCTAGCTCAGCATTTAGTTGTTCTGGGGTTAGATTATCGTCAAACCTAACCGCCCCGAGTTTGGGTAAATCAAGGATCATGGAGATTCCTTATAGCTGAGAAGCGTTTGGGGTGCTATCTGCTTGCCCAACATTAACAAATTCGTTAATAAATCTACCACGTGCCATTTCAAACTGACCAAGAAGTTTAGGATCCTGACGCCAGTTCTTTTTCTGTTTAGCAAGGTCAGCCTCAAGTTGTGCTTTACGAGGGCTATTATCCCAGTCTTCAGAAGCTTTACGACGCAAGTCACCTAAACGAATATTTTGCGCTTGTTGGCGTATTCCTTGTTCTGATTTTCTTAACCCAAGTTCTGCGGCAGTTTTCTCAGCTTGTTGCTTCAAAGCATCACGACGCATTTTCTCATAAAGTTCTGCACGGGATAGACCAAGTTGACCAGTTAGGATTGCGTTCTCATCAGCAACCTGAGACCTGCGAGCAGCCATTTGAGCGGCAACACCAGTAGCAGCGCCTTGACCAATGTTAACTGCAGCAAACGGCGAAGAACCGCCCATCATGCCAAGACCAGCTTGGAGTAGGGACATATAGGCATCAATACGTTTTTGCTTGCCAGATTCTTCCATACGCTGTTTAAGTAGGTTCTTAATATCAGATATACCTCTATCTGCTGGGGGTTCTTTATACGCTTCTGGAGCAGCATCTGTAGGCGCATTTCTACCTAATTCTGCATCTGTTGGTCCAATACCCCCTTGAGGTGGGAAATTAAATTGGGGTTTCTTCTCAGCTGGTGTAGCTGGTTTTTCGTTATAGTATTCCTTAATAGATTTACCACTCCTTGCTGCGCGCCCAACTGCCTCAAGCGGACCTTGAACTACATAAGGCGCACCAGTCAAAGGATCTATGGCTTCAAAATCTACTTCGGGCATCGAAGTACCGCCTGCTGAAAACGCAACAATACCGCCACCTGCCATGTTTCTAGCCATGACATAGTTCTGTGTTTCACGGGGCAATCCTTCAATACCTCTACCACTCTTCAAAGCCTTATCAACTCGACCAGGTCCTGCGTTATAAGCAGCTAAGGCAAGTGTTGGGTCTTGGTATTTGTCGTACATTTTCTTGAGATACATCACCCCACCACGGATATTATCTTCTGGATTGAGTGGATCAACACCAAGCTCTTTAGCGGTCTTAGGCATTAACTGCATAACACCCAAGGCACCTGCACGGGAACGAGCAGACTCAGGATTTTTTAGGTTGCCTGTTTCTTTGTAGAGTGCATGGACAGCAATATTGGGGTCAAGACCAATACGCTCGGCTTCTGCTGCAACCATATTCTCATATTTGTGATCGCCACGGGCACGACGTTCTGCTGGGGGTGATACATAGTCCCCTCTTTGAGGACCGTCATATATTGCGCTACGCATACTAGACGGCATTTTGTTGACTATGCTTTCTTTAATAGCATCGCTAGACGGGATTCTGTCACTTACACCTTGTTTAAGGCTAGTAATACCAGCCATGAGGCGGCTCATTAAGTTCTTTTCTTCGTCTTCGTCCTCATCAGGCAAAGATACACCACCTTCTGCAAACGCAATAATGCCACCACCAGCATAGCCTTCTTCAGGTAGATTAGACTGAAGCTTCTCTAAACCAGACATCATATCTGCTTGCTCCATAACTTGACGAGCAAGAGGGGGTTGGGCTTGAGTCTGAGCTACCATTGCTTTGGCAGCTTGCTCTGCTTTCATTTTTTCTTGAATAAGGGGCACGCCTACATAGGCTGGGATTGTTCCGTTCTTGACGGCTTGATTTAATTGCGGAATGGATAACTTCTCGGCATCCGCCATCCGACTCATTAGGCTACCAATCATATTAACCTGCCTTACTCATGACATTGTAAAGACCTAGCTCAGCCAAGCCATCAGACGATTTGACCTTACCACCCGCTCTAAATATTCCCGCTGCACGTCCTAAGCCGTAAGCACCTATACCTGCTGTTCCCAAACCACCGATCTGAGAAATAGCGCTAGGAGGCGCTTGATACTGCTGGGTTGTCGCTTGTTGCAATGGCAAACCACGCAGCAAGCTGCTCATTGTAGACAACTGTAGCTGTGGGTATTGTTGCTGAAGAGCGTAATTTTGAATTGCTTGATTAACCCGTTGTTGTTCAAGAGCTTGTTGCTGGGCACCAGCTTGAGACTGCAGACCAATAATGCCTTGTTGTGCTTGAAACTGAGCACCACCAATATCGGCTAACGATTTACCAGCACCCATTAATTGCCCAGTACCCTGAAGGGCTGTGCCAAAGCCTTGCAAACCTAAATTAGCTCCAAATTGTTGCGCTTGTTGGCCCTGTTCAAATGCCCGTTGTGAGCCTTGAGCTTGAATTTGACCTAATTGAGTACCTAGATTACGGCGGGCTTCTGCTTGCTCAATAGCTTGACGGCTTCCACCAAAAGCTCCTTGACGAACAGCTTGCGCCTGCATGCCAGGCAACGTCTTTCCATAGTCACGGATAGCTTCTTGTTTTTGAACGTCAACCACATTCTGCATATAGGGCGACATAAACGCTTGTTGTGCATATGGATTTGTTGCCAGCCCATAGTACCCTTGTCCAACCCCCGCAGCCTGTGTAGCTAGATTTGCAGCGCCCATACCACCTGCACCAACAAACTGACTACCAACTCCATATTGACCTGGAACCTGTAGATTTGCTGTTTGTCTAAAAGCTTGTTGCTGCATGGGGCTAAATCCAGCTACCGCCGCCTGAGCTTGTTCTTGAGCGGTATTAGTGATTTCACCACCAGGACCTACGGTAGCACCGTAAGGAACATAGGGTTGAAAACCTACAATATTGCCAGCGTCATCAAATTTATACGCCTGCTTTTGCGCAGCGCCCAACATACTCTCCACATAGGGACGAGCATATTCGGGAATATTAGAAGTAACGGTTGTACTTTGAGTTGGACCACCGCCGCCTGAGCCACCCCCTCCGTAGACACGCCCACCGCCAACTTTGGCTTGGGTTACGGATTCACCTAGGAGTTCCCCTAAAGCGTATAGTTCACGGCGAGAATAGTGTTTCATAGTTTTACTTCCACCAAAGTAGTGCGTTCTTCAAACCCATACCGCTTCCATAGCCTAGCTATAGCAGGACGAGCCATTCCTTGAATCTTTGTTGCTCCAGCATGTCTTAATATGTTGCTCATCTGTTCAAACGTATCTTTATTAGATATTAATTTTCCGCCAATAAGCGTTATAAAAGCGACTCGGTTCTTAGGATAATTAGCAAATGACACGGTTGCCGCTCCATGCACTTGGTTACTATCATCTGTAGCAACTAACAACGTCCACAAGCCCGAAGTCAAAAAACCTTGAACATGGGAAATGTCGTAATTATCGCTCCACTCAGGTACCGGTTCTCCCTTTTCTAACGCCTCCTTCAAATATGTTTCTACAAAAGGCCAAGTCTGTACTACGTAATCAATCCCAACTGGCTGAATCTTTAAGTCCATTAGGCAGGCATGTAACGGTTAGCTTTAACTGCTGGAGCTTGTTTCTTTTTGCCTGTCCTAGCTTTGCGTACTTTGTCCATCATGGCGTATAACTGTTTAGCACCAGCATCTGTAGAGCCATTGCCTAAATGAGAGACAACATCAGCAGGAACCACGAACTCCCCGTCAGCCAGTCGGGCGGGCTGTTTACCAGCAATAACCCCAGGAATAGAATCAGACATGCCATCGCCAGGTCCTTTAAGCATTCTGCCACCATCGGAATACCCTCCTAGAGAAGAAATGCCACCACTAGCCATCGTCATAGGTTTGCCTTCTTTAAGGCGCTTTTCCATTTCAATAATTGAATTACCTCGACCATATATGTTTTGATAGGCATCGAGGGTTAACCCTTGGGCTTTAGCGGCTTCGACTATATTTGCAATACCACCCTCATTCATAAGCATAGGATTAGAACGCTCATAAGCTGGAGCATCCATCATCAATTCGGCACTTACTGGACGCTGTGTTGGTGTTGCATATTGAGTCTTGTCAATCATGCCTTGTGGGTACAAACCACCTTGTGGATTCATAGCCGTATTCATCATGCTCATACGCTCAACTGGACCACCGTTAGCTAACTGTACAATGCCACCCTCAGCCGCAGTTGTATAGTCCCTATACTCAGGGCGATAAACACTTTCTGGGGCATAGGTGGGGGTTGAGCGAACAAATTTAGATGGATCAAAAGTACTTTCGTAGCTTTCGGTGGCGGGAATACCAAACCGATTACGTTCAGCTTGCATCATGGCGCCAAGGGCGGAAGTACCACCAATGGTAGCTAATCCAGTATTAGATATAAATCCTTTTTCTCCAGGAAGGTACCCAAAAATATTTGGTTTAGGGGCTACAGTAGAGGGTGACAAGGCGGCTGTACCAGCTTCTCCAGGTAATACAGAAAGTCCTGTACTAGAAGTTACAAATGGAGAAGTAGCTCCAACCCCGGTTGCAGAAGGTAAAGCGGCAATACCAGCTTCTCCAGGAAGCGCCATTAACCCCGTGCTAGAAGGTACAAACGTAGTAGCCGCACCAGCTTCAGCCCCAATAACAGCACCTGTACCAGCAGCTCCACCAGCAGCTCCACCAGCAGCTCCACCAGCAGCTCCACCAGCAGCTCCACCAGCAACGGGGGCCGCAGCAGCAGGGAAAGCACCTAAACCACCTCCAGCAGCGCCCATAGCGCCACCTAAAAGGGCGCCTTGCAGAGGATCACCGCCTTGAATAGCCGCACCAGCGCCACCTGCCGTAGCTCCGACAGCAGCACCAATTAACATTGCCTCGCCTACACCGGTTCCCATAAGATATACCTCGCCTAATTTAAGTAGTACTTTATCATGTTGTTAGACAGTTGTAACCGTTACAGTACCAACTCTTCCTACTGTTTTTACGCCTGTTAAGAAGATCAAAGGCTCTCCAAGGGCATTTACCCAATCTGAGCCATTCCAATAGATTGGATACCCAAGGCTTGTATCAAAGTAATACTGCCCAACCTGTAGATTTTCCGTAGGTCTATTTGCCGTAGTACCCGAAGCAGGAACCGTAACGTTTTGAGTAAAGTTGTCAACTTGGTTAAAGTACAGGCGCAAAGCGTTATTCATCTGGTCTTGATAAAGCTGACGGTACTCTACTGGCGCAATCAGTAAATTAGGAGCTTTAGAGGGGCGAAGTGGGACTTGTGCCATTAACGCCTGCCGTCATTACGAATATCAATCCGCGGACTACCTAACTGCCATGCCACGCCCAATGAATCTGACTCAATCCTAAAGGCAAGCTGACGACCCCGTAGGCGGGTATAGACTTGCCCAGTAAACTCTTGAACGTTATATGTAGGGGCGGTAGAAAAGTTATCTCCACTGATTACCTCTGGGTTATCTGCCGCGCCATAGGGCGCTCCAGAGTTTTGACGGGGTTTAACCCGCATCGTAACGTATGGGTTATTAACGTTTGAGCCGTTAAAGTTAACGTCAGGCAGGATACGCCACACAAAGCCAAAGTTATGCCCATCCCCAATATCAAAGTCCGAAGACTGAACATAGGAATTAATTGGCACAGGGGCTATACCCGATACATCATCTACAGCAGCCTCGTGGAACAACATCCGACTATTGTAGTCAGCAGCCATTGGGTATTGGCGTAAACCAGAGTCTAGCCAAGCCGTTCTAGCCATAGTGCCGTAGTACCAAGAGCGTTCTAAATAGTTGTAAATCACGTACTTATTAATGTCGTTTGAGCCTTGTGAACAGTAGAACCACCATATTTCGTTGTAGCTTTCGTTACCGCCGCAGAATACTTGGAAGGCTTGTTCTTTATTAATATCTTCAAAGGTGTACTGCCAAAGCGAGCAAGGTAGGGTTTCTACTCGGCCTGAGTACATGTAGAACTTATCAACACCCATCCAATACGTTACGTTATTAATCGTAATCATAGAGTTTGGAGACATAACAG